GGTCAGTTGTCGCAGAGCGAACCAGATGGTCGGTGATTTGATAGATCTAGCGCGGTGCAATCTGGGCAACGGTCTGCCAGTACATCCGGAAGAAGCGGATCTGAAAGTCTTGTGCGAATCGGTGGTAGAAGAGCTCCGCACGGGGTACCCGAAAGCGAATATCGACTTACATACTATCGAAGCCACAGGGACATTTGACCCTTCTCGAATCGAGCAGGTCTTCACCAACCTGATCAGCAATGCCATTCTCCACGGGGATCTGGATCACCCTATCTGCGTCACCTTGTGCCGGAATGACAAATGGTGGGAGTTCAGCGTTCAAAATCGGGGCGANTTGATTCCCGAAAGCGTCATGCCTCATCTTTTCAATCCGCAGGCGCGCTACTCAACATACGCGGCGAATGAAAAGGGAGCATCTGCTGGTCTGGGATTAGGCTTGTTCATTGCTGCGGAAATCGTTCAGGCCCATGGCGGGACGATTGACGTTGTTTCCACAACCGAGCGTGGAACCTTGTTTACCGTCCGACTTCCCCTCATCCGCTGATCGATCCAGTGTTGCGTGAACGAAAGTGCGCCATATGATTACCTACAGTGAGGCAATTGCCCTCCTCGAATAGCTTAATTCCGCAGGAGGATAGTTACATGCTTCGCTTGCCGTCAGGGACTACCGATCAGGATCAAAGCGAGCCAACGACTACCTTCGAACAGGCAATGTTAAACGCTGCTCGATTCGATCAGGTACGCCGAGATTTCCTAGAAGCGTTGATGGTGAACCATGAACGGTTGGCGAGGCTGAAACACTTAATGGCTAAGCTGGACGGGCCGACACGTAATCGTCATCTGCCCGGATGGCCGACTTCCTTACCGGAGGTCGACGCGCCTCAGTTGCGAGATAACCATCGATCGCCAAAATAGCTGACTGGGCGACGTATCTGCGACATGGGTCTTTATCATCTGTAAATCAAAAGCTTAGTCATCGCCCCATACGATGGCGGCGGATTCCCGCCATTTCACTTCACTGATGCCATATCTTTCAGCCAGCGGTTTGGAAAACCGTTTTAAGGGCGGTCGTCCAGGTTTCGGTATTGGCGTGAGCCCCGCGTCGCAGCTTGCCCATTGCCAAGCTTCGGCGTTGCTCATTTCCTGAAGACGAATGACAAATGATTTGGGCTTCCCGTGGAGCAGATACTCGACGAAATATGTAGCACTCATGAGTATTTCTCCTTTTGCTCATGAGTATGTGAGTTACGCGTGCTGCTCGGAATTCAACTATTCGTCGGACTTTTTCGGAAGTGACAACATGACCATGAAATTCGTGAATCTATGGCCATTCAGGCCGGTAAGCCTTCAAGCGTAGTAAGGTTCGCGGTCAGTAGGCGCCCCGATCAAGGATTTTCCTAGAAGTAGCGCTTGAGGCTAATGAGGCCTGGTCTGCGGAGTACCAGCGTTCAGCGCTTTTTTCTAAATACGGCCCTCGCTCGATCCCAGGCTTTTTTGCCTTCAAGGCTTTTAGCGTCGGCTGCGGCTCGCGCTTTTTTGAAATCTTCCATGGCTTCAGGCGAGTCTGCAGCATGTGCTAGCAACTCGTAGGCGATGGCATTGAGACGGTCTGCTTCTTGGAAGAGTTCGTTGCTGCGATCGGTAGCCTCATGCCAGGCAGAAGAAGTAACCGGTTTATTTTTCATCTGGTCCTCGCGTGGTCTTATGCCTCGACATGTGGCGTACAGGCTCTGTCGTTCCTTGCAATCCACCTGTTATGAACCCTATGTCGCGCAAGGACAAGCAAAAGCGTTTGCCATTTTTTGGTTCAACACTCGTGCCTGCTCTCGCATGGAGTGTCTGTTTGCAGACGTGATGTCCCTCAGTCATGGAAGTCATAGCCTGCAACAGCGCGCAGATAGGCTTCGTCAGCTTCACGCCGCAGCCCTCGCCATTCTCGCCAATCGATGAGTCCGAGTCTGTCCATTTCATCCGCTTGGCGCAAAAGTTCATCGTGGTAAGCGTCCGGACACTCTTTTCGGAGCGTGCAGTTCTCCAACGCTTTGTGCCAAGAAGCATAGGCAATGAGCTTAGCTTCCTCGTCTGAAGAAAAAAGATCCTTGCAAATTTTCATAGCGGTCACTTATCGGGAGTTTGTTTGTGGAGCAAAGTTACGCGACAACAGTTCAAAAGCGTCGACAGGAGGCAGGCAAGGACAACGTTTGCCAATGATAAGGGGCAGTCGTTTGTGAGCGTCCGCTCAGGTCCGATAGGGGCCATACATGACTGGTTCATTTGATTCCAGGCTATATCCAATCGCCCCCATACCTGGCGCGAGTGCGGGGGCCTTTTTGTAAAGCACGGCGACCAGCCCCACCTACACCGGATGACCGGGCTCAGGCAGTCTGGATTTGCCTTCTTGTTCATCCATGGCAGTCATCGGCGACAGTTTCAAGGCCATTTGCAGCATTCCGACCACATCGGGTCCGTCTTCATTGATCCACGTTCCGTAGTGCTGTCGAATCATGTTGCCGTTTGTGTGGCCCATCTGCTCAGCAATCCAGTCGATCGACGCCACGCCCGTGGTCAGCAACTGACTGGCGTACGTATGCCGGCATTGACCAGGGCCGCGGTAACGAACGTCGGCGGCCAGCAAATGCGCTTTGAAGAAGCGATCGCGCACCACAAAGTCGTTGGCATGCGGGAGGCCGGTCTTGGTGTTCAAGAACACAAAGTGCAGTTTGTGTTTCCGTACCGTNTTGTTGTCCCGCTCGACCACCTCTACNGTCTCAGCTTTTCGTTTGCGGGTCAGNGCGTCAATTTTCAGCAGGGCCTCCCATGCCGGTGCCAGCAGGCGCACCCGCCGCGTCGATCGGCGGGTTTTCGTCACCCGGTAGGCGCCGCGGACCTTGGACCGACGAAAGGTCACCGTACCATTCGCTAGGTCGACATCCTCCCAGGCCAAGGCGATCGTCTCCGACACCCGCGGGCCGGCCCATAACATGAACTGCACCATCAGCAGTTCCTGCGTGCGGTGGGTTGGAGTGTCGAGGATCTGGCGGATTTCGGCGCGGGTAAACGGGTCCGGCGCTTCGGGATCGGGCAGACGCACCATCAGCCCTTCGGTCGGGTCATGTGCGACTTTCATCCGCGTGCGGTACAGGCGGAACACCTGGCGCACGTTGCTGATGATGTCGCGGATGGTCTTGTTCTTGAGCGTTTTCGACAGCGTGTCTTGAATCCACTCCTGCAGGTCCAGATGGTCGATCTGGTTTATCTGGACTTTGCCCCAGCGCGGGCGCACATGCACCTCCGCTTTGTTGGCGTAGCCGCGATAGCTGGAGGCGGCGACGCTGTTGGCCTTGATCTTCAGCCACAGGTCCAGGTAATGGCCAAAGGTGTTCTCTACCAACCTGGGGGAGTGCGGGAAGTGCCGCGCATAGTCAAATGTGCCGGTCTGGATTTCGTACTCGATGATGTCGGCCAGGCGCTTGGCTTGGGCCACGGTAGCCGGTGTGTTGCTGCCCGGGACCGTTTCCCGGCATTTCTCCCCTTTGTATTGAAAATAGATTCTCACGGACTTGCCGCGAGCTTCGACCCCACTCATGTAAACCCCTAAAGCTGTACTCATATTTCGACAGTCTGACGATCGGAAACAAAAAGGCCCGTTTCCGGGCCAAGTATCTGCAAGCGCGTTTTCTGGTGGACGCGGCTTATGGTTTGGGCTTGTGCCGGCGCAGGTGGGCATTCAACAGCTGACGCCGCCGGCTGCAGGCGCGGTGATTGCCCTGGACGCGCCACTTGCCGCACTGGTCGCACACGCTGGTGTGATCCATGTTCCAAGGAAAGCGGCGCACCGGTGTTGCGGCAGAATCATTGGTCATGGCGTGACGCTCCCAGAGTGGCCGGGGTGGCCAGCAGTTGGCTGATCACGGCGACATCCGTTTCGCTCAGGTCGCCCAGGGTGCTGGCCATCTGGCTGAGGCTTTCCAGGCGCGTTCGGGCTTCAGGGGTTTTATGCACCAGGTAGGCGATGACGGCGGCGCCGATGATCGCGGTCGCCACCAGGTGCCGCGCCGGTGTGGTAGCCTTCGTGCCGCTGCTGCTGGGGTTCTGTGCTTGCATGGTATGGTCCTCGTAAGTGGTCGGGTGTCGAGGAGCTGCAACTCCTCGGCACTGTTTTCAAGCTCAGTCCTTTCGTGCCAGGTGGATCACCAGGCCGTCAAAATCCGGCTCATGCTCAACACATGATTGCCATTCCAGTACCCGCAAGATCTGTTGCCTGCTGCAGTCGTCCACGAGGATTTCGCGCTGGCCAGCGGCTACCCGCACTTCCAGAATCTGCAGCAAACCATCCTCTCCGTAAGCATCGGCCTGAATGATCGGCGCGCTTTGCCAGGTGAATTCCAGGCGGCTTTGTACCCACTGCAGCTTGCTCGTATTGCCGTCGCCGGCATTGCCCATAAACACTTGGATCTGCATCGGTGTTGCTCTCCTTTACGCCTTGAATGTCCAGCACTTGACCGTGGTCGGCCGGGGTTGTGAAACGGGGTTGCGGTGGTTGAAGGCGGCGCGTACGGCGCTGTGCACGGCCTTGTTGCTGTCGAGGAATTTGCGCGATCGCGATTCTTTGAGCAGGTCGCGCAACGTGGCCACGTCGGCTAGCTTCTGTTTGTGTTCGGCGGCGCGCTCGCAGAATTCGTTGAGGTTGATGGCGATCACGGCCGTGTCACTGCTGTGGTCGACCACAGGGTCCTCACTCAAGGATTCGAGGTAGTCGTAGACCTCCCAGAATTCGGCGACGGCCGGGTGGTCAGAACTGATCGAGGCCTGGCGCTCGATCGCCATGCGGACGATTTGCCGTTGCGTGGCGGCGACTTGCGGATCACTCATTTTCAGCACCAGGCGCAGCGCGTCCAGCAGCGAGAGCAGTTGGGCGTGGTTCTTGCTGATGCGCTCTACGCGGATGTAGCCGCGCAGGTCATAACCGCAACTGCTGCAGTTGCCCTGGTCGCTGACATAGGCCGTACTGCAGGCAAAACAATGGGTGTGCAGGCGGCGCAGCTTCGTTTCGTGTTCGGGCATGCGCTGGGCGAACAGATCCAGTACCACGGACTCCTTACCCACGGCGCGCAACAGGAAGTGGCTGAGGGTGCCGCCGTCCAGTGCGTTCAACTGGTCAGCGGCCGCACGGCTCTCCGGGGTCACGGTCGGGCGTACGAAGTGCAGTTTGACGATGCGCGTCATGATCGCTTCGTGGGCAATCACCGCCGCGTTCTGGCTGATGGCGATCGTTCCTCGAAAGGGTGGTTCGTACGTCTCATTGCCTGCTGTCTTGACGCCTTTGGTGGCCAGCGTGCCGCCGCCGTAGAAGTCTTTCAGCTCATCCCATTCGAAGGTTTTCGCGTGTGCCCGATCGTCGCTATGGCGATCGGCTTCTAGAAACACCACCGGCATACCTGAGACTTGGCCCATCAGGCGCGAGCGTCCGGCCTTGGTCGATTTCATCGGGTCGAAGCCTTCATAGCCTTCGCGTCCGAGCAGTTTCCACAGCAGGTTGAGCAAAGTGGTTTTGCCGGCACCTGCTTCACCGGTGGCTTCCAGAAACGGGAAGGACTGGTAACGCGCGCGGATCTGTTCGCAGAACAGCGAGCCGAAAAAGAACACCAGCGCAACAAAGCCCTGGGCGCCGAAGCAGGTCCACAGCAACCGCACCCACTGCTCGTTGAAGTCTTTGCCGTCCCGCTGCAGCTTGATCGGGACGCCTTTCTGCAGGGTTTTCAGGCGCAGCTTGCCGAACTCGAAATAGTCTTCGCTGTTGACCTTGTAGGTGGTGCCGTCCTTGATTGCGATATCGCCATACACGTAGCAGGCGTATTCCTTGCTGTAGCCCACGTAGTCAATGGTCGACACGGTTTTGATGCCGAACAGCTGGTCCTTCATCAGCTTGTCGAGCTGCTGGCCGCTGCCCGTGAACATGGCGCCGGCGGCCATGCCGAGTAGGCGCTTTTTGAATTCACTGGCGGCGGACAGCTGGCCGCTGGTGAACGTGTTTTTCACACTTTCGGAGTCGTGGGGGAAGTCCACGCGCAGGTAATACCAGGACTCGTCGGTGACTTCGTTGCGCTGAAAGTACAAGGCTTGCGGATAGCAGTTGGCAATCTCCACGACGCTACCGGACTGCTGCAGCGCCTTCTCGCGCTGTTGCGCCTGGTTAAGCAGCTGGTCGTCGTGGTTCTCGCTGTCCTCTATGTCGGACATGGCCCGGTTGAATTTCTCCATGTCCAGCTTGAACCAGTACAGACGGTTGCCAAAACCCAGGTGAAATTCCCCGCGCTTGTTCCAGTCGTACATGAGCAGGGCTTTTTCCGCTGCGCTTTCTGCCAGCAGCAGGGCGCCCTGGTGCCGGGCCTGTTTGAGGTCCGTTGCGATCTGTTCGGCGCGCTTGGTGTCGTCCTGAATAAAACTCCAGCGCTGGTGCAGGTCGTTCCAATCAGACTTGCGGCCGTCACGTTGCGGGATCTGTGCTGACTCGCAGACAAAACCCAGGGCACGGGCTTCGCGGACCCAGCGCCGGGTATAGGCGTTGGCGCTCGGTTCGTTGTCCAGCGCCCAGACCAACTTGGGCAGCTTGCCGCCCTCACGGGTTTTGATCAGTGCCTTGAGCGAGTCGCCAGGGAACGCGTTGGACGACATGGCCGATACGGCCGCGATGTCGTTGTGCACCAGGGCGATGGCGTCAAAGATCCCCTCGACAATCCAGATTTCCTTGACCTCGAGCAGGTCGACGCAAGGGGGGCACCACCAGACGCCGCGATAGCTGTCCTTGGATTTGAAGCGCGCCTTCATCTTGCCGAAACGGTGCGGCTGATCGATCAGTCGTTCCCACCAGCCGCCTTTTTCCAAGGCGAAACGCACTGTGGCGCTGCCGGCGTTGTGGTCTGGCGAGTAGAAGCTTTCCTGGGTGAACCAACCTTGGATCAGCTCAAACCGAAAGCCCCTGGCGAACTCCAGATAAGCCCGCGCGGTGGCGTTAGGGTGTTGGTCCGTCGCCGGTGCACGCTTACTCCAATCCTCAAACAGATCGTCGTACAGCTCTTTGACGTGCAAGGTGTGGCCACATTTTTCCGGGCGGCCGCAGATCACCATCCAAGGGGTATCGAAACGCGAGTACAGCTCCTTTTTCTTGCATTTGGGGCAGGTGCCCCCGCGCATGTAATCGGTGCCTACGCGGTGCTTCAGTCCGAAGTCGAACTGGAGGCGTTGCAACACGTCGTGGCGGAGATCTTCTTTCATGATTACTTCACTGCTTTGAGGCTGAGGGAGAGGGCCGCCATCAGGCGTTTCTGAGCAGCCATCACCGGAGTTCTTTCGAGGATCGAGCTGTGCCGTTTTTCTTGCGGGACGTACCGGTATTCATCTGCGTACCAGTAGTCGTTGAGGCTCAAGCGGTACTGCTCGCGCATCGCAGCCAGTAGTGCTTCGGCCTCCGCTGGCGGCAGCTGAGTGGTCAGAATTACGGCGTTTCCCATCTTGAAACCTCGATTTCGGGCGCAGCTCACCCAAACCCACGAAGTGCGGGACAGGTATTTGTCTGAGGGTTGGTGTTACGAGTTGGCTAAGCGAAAGCGGCCAATGTCTGGCGCGTTGATGATCCGCTCGTAAATGAGGCTGACCGGTACGGCCCATTGCATGCCGGTGGCCGGATCAACGATTACGGTATGCGTCGACGTGCTGCTCAGCATGTTCAGACGCTGCCGATCGCGTACAGCGACCATCGTGGTGCCAGCCAGGTGAACGATCTTTTCAGCCACCTGCGTTGTCACGTCGTAGTCGGCAACCAGATACTGAACGGCGCGGCTGAACAGTTGCTGATCATCGCTTAGGTGTTCGCAGTGGTGACGCTCGAGGAACGACAGCGCAGCGCTCTGCAGAACATCTTGATATTCCGGTGCTGCAGACAAATTGATCATTGAATTTTCCCTGCGCGGTAAAGGGCGATGGCAGCCAGCACTTCTGCATGCCTTGCTGCTACGTGGAGGTTATGCGCGTCCATAATGAATTCGGCTTCTTCATCACTGATCGAACCGTCCTCAAGAGCGGCGGCGATTGCTTGATCAACACAGCCTCGCTTTGCGGAAACCTGCACGGAGCGGGCGTAAAGCTCGA